CACGGAGAGAAGTTTAAGGCTGATTTCTTGAAGTGGTTAGACTTCTTAACAGATTTAGGCTATACCAACTTTCACGAAGATTTGAACGCAAGGTATTACGGAGTGCCACAGAATAGGGATAGAACTATTATGGTTAGTTTGTTAGGTAACTACAAATTCAAGATGCCTAAACCTATTCCATTATATCCAACAATGAACAATTTGTTAGAGGATGAAGTCGATGATCGTTACTTTTTGAATAGCGAAAAGGCAAACAAACTGATTGAGGAATTGTTGCAAGGTGGCAAACTCGATAATCTACCTGATAAACATATTCATATCCCACCTGATGTAGTTAAGTTGTTGTCAGCATATCAGAATGAGTACAACGAAGCTATTAGTGTCGGATGTGATTTGTCGGTAAATTGCCCCTAACTTGATTGATGTAGCAAATTGCATTAAAGCACGATACGATTGCGGTATTAGTAATTTAAGGCAAGATGGAACAGGTATTATATATATATATATATAGGCTTATATATGAATTACAAGCATATAGATTACTTCAATACATCTATTGCGAAGTGCTTATGTGCAAGAGATTTCAAAGGGTTTGGTAGCGGTTTTGATACACAGAACGGAGTTTTGATATGCAAGATAAAATTGTGAATATTCCTTTTATTGCTTGCGATTGTGGGGGGGGTATAACGAAGTTTGAAACTGTGGCATGTACTTTAAGAGCAAGAGATTGGAAAGGTTTAGACAACTACGGAAGTAATGCGGTAATAGTAAGGAGAAACAAGAATGAGCAACCTTCAACTAGCAACTTGCATAGGGGGGGGGTAGGAAGTAAGCAATCAAATAGTGGCACACAATACTTTCAGCAAGACAGAGTTTACTTTGGAGATATAGCATTGTGTTGCCCGGCTAATCTTCCTAGCGGTAGTTATATGTATGTGATTAAAAGGAGAGCAGACAATGAACAAAGGTATAACGGTAAGTCGGATAAGTCCTGATGGCAAGACATTTAATTCAGACTTTACAAGGCTTGAAGAATTGAGGGGGGGTGTGCATCAGCCGTGACTTGCGCTAATAGCGGTGCCGGACTAGGCGTACAACATACAAATATGGTTTTAGTTATCGGTAGGATGGATAACACACAAGACCATACCTTTGAGAGTGCAAACAGAGTGTACGATACTAAAGGCATTTCGCCAACTATAAATACTTGTGGGGGGGTGGCTTGCAGCCGATGATTGTCGGTAAGAGATATGATTTACATAAGGGTTAAACAAGCCACAAAACTAGGTTTTATAAGGTGTCAGAGTGGGGGGGGGGTATTCGATGCTTCATATCCTAAATCGGAGTTAAGACGAGGTAGGGTACAGAGTGAAGGGATGGTTTGTCCTACTTTGACAACAGGAGAACCAAATATTTTGAGAATTACAGTTGAGAGAAAGGAGAAATGATGATGCACAAGCCTTCTAATCGCAAAGATTACAAAATGATTGAGAAGTATTGTGAATATTGTGGTAAGCAACTTGATAGAAATTATTATCCTAATTGTGGTAGGCGAGAAGATATTGAGCATTTCAGAAAACGCAAGTATTGTGACAGAACCTGTATGAGAAAAGCAATGGTTAATGTTGGTGTCAATAACGCAAACGATAGTAACACTCATACAACCGCAAGAAGAATAAACGAACTATTTTTAAGTAAAACACAATGTGAGAAATGTGGTTCTATTGAAAACCTTGACATACATCACATAGATCACAACCCAAATAACAACAACCTAGACAATCTTATGTGCTTATGCAGAAGTTGCCACATGAAGATACATAGACCTAAACCTAAATGTCAAATATGTGGAGAAGATGTTAAAGGGTTAGGTTATTGTAACAAACACTATATCAGATACAAAAAATACGGAAACCCATACATTGTTTATGGTAAAGACGAAAGGAGATGATGCAGATGTCATACACTAACGGAGATTACACTTACGCAATCCGTAAGCTTACCCCAAAAGAGTGTTGGCGGTGAGAACGGCTGATGAATTTTACTGATGAAGATTTCGAGAAAGCCGAGAAAGTCAATAGTCGAAGTCAACTCTATAAGCAAGCTGGAAACTCAATCGTAGTATCAGTTTTAATGGCAACATTCAGCCAACTTAATATCAAAGGAGTTAAGTGTTGGAACGATATGTCAGAAACCGAGAAATACGAATTGATCTATAAGAATTGTGGAAAACCAAGAGATTAAGGAGAGTGATTATATAGGCAAATGAAGATAGGATTGATTGATGTAGACGGACACAACTATCCAAACTTGCCCCTGATGAAGTTATCAGCATATCACAAGAGCAAAGGCGATTTTGTTAGATGGTATGATGCGTTTGACGGATTGATAGAAGAATATGACAAGGTTTACTTGTCAAAAGTGTTTTCATTTACCACCGGCTATCAATATCCTATATACGCTAAAGAAGTGAGTAGGGGTGGCACAGGCTATTGTATCGAAGTTGTAAATGGTAAAGAGATTTATCATAAAGAACTTCAAAAGAATTTGCCTTATGAGATTGAACACATATACCCTGATTATTCACTTTACCCTGATAAAACCAAAGATACGGCATACGGCTTTTTAACAAGAGGTTGCCCTAGAGGATGTTCGTTTTGCATCGTAAAAGACAAGGAAGGGTTGTGTAGCCATAAAGTTGCTGATTTATCGGAGTTTTGGAACGGACAGAAGAAGATTGAATTACTTGATCCTAACTTATTAGCTTGTAAGGATTGGAAAGAGTTATTGCAACAACTTATAGACAGTAAAGCAAAGGTCAATTTCAATCAGGGTTTAGATATACGAATGATGACAGATCAAAAGGCAGAAATGTTATCACAAATTCCGATTGAAGCGATACATTTTGCATGGGATAGATACGAAGATAAAGAGTTGATACAACCTAAATTCTTAACATTCAGGAAAGCGAGCGAAGTCCATCCACACGCTTTGCAAGTTTATGTACTTGTAGGAGATAGAGAACGAAGGGTGTTAAAAGAAGATTTAGAGCGTATCTATTGGTTGAGAGATAGTGGTTATGCGCCTTATGTAATGATTTATGAGAAAGAATTATTACCTAGAGGACACGAATTAAGAAAACTTCAAAGATGGGTAAACAACCGGTTTATCTTTTGGAGTGTAGCAACTTTTGAAGAATATCTGAAAGGTAGATAAGGAGAGTGAGAGAATGACAGAAGATACAAAGGCTGAATTTAGGGTTTATACCACAACAGGAATAAGAGAGGTAATACCCCTAGAAAACTTGTCTAGTTGGAATTTAGATTATGAACATGAGGTAGCAAGATTTGATTATAAGGATGGTAGTTTTAAGGAGTTTAATAAACAATACATCGTTTGCGTAACACTAGCGAAAGGGGGATTAGTGGATTTATGTTGAGTGATTGGATGAACACAATCATATTTTGTACGGCTATGGTATGTATTGCCAAAATAATCTGTATAGGTATGATTTGTGGAACACTAGAGAAGATTAAGGGAACGAAAGGAGAGTGATTAAATGAAAAAGAAAATAATGTTACTAATTATAGCACTTTGCTTCATTCTTACTGGGTGTGGCGAAAGAACTGTTGAGAAAGATAGCACATATTTTGTGAAAATTTCAAGTGAACGTGAAGGTGATGTTATATACGATTCTCGTACTAGGGTGCAGTATTGGAAATCGTGTGGTTGTTATAACGGAGGTTCATTAACAATGTTAGTAGATGCAGATGGAAAACCGTTGTTGTATAAGGAGAGTGATTAAAATGAACGAAAATAAATCTTATGATGATGGTATATGTGATACATGGGATTGTATAAGGGATATAGCAAGAATGGGCAAAGACAAACGGCATAGATTATTCTGAGAAACCAACATTGGTAAAATCGTCAAGGAATACAATCCGTGGGAAGTAATGAGGATAGTTAAAACATATAAGAAGCAACAGAAACTTAAAAATAACGAGTATGCAGAAGAAATAACCAAATTACAGACATACAAGGTACATGAGGGTGGCGAAAAGATGGTTTTACTTGAAGATGTTATTAGGATTTTAACAGACGGAAGGAGTGATTAAATGACACTTGAAAAAGCAATCGAGTTTGGGAAGATTTTTCTCAAAAGCATAGAGGATGAAAAAGGTTCAGCAACTTATGAGTTTGTTGAAACGGCGATTAAAGCACTAGAACAAGAGCCTTGTAATAAAACTCAGATGATTGATAAGTCAAATTTTAGCCAAGAACAATATAAGGCAGATTTAGAGTGTGCTTATGACTGTGGGAAATCTATTCTTGACAAGATAAGAGAGGATATAAACAATTTAACTGTTTATTATACTACGAAAGATAAAGGAATAAATCTTATAAGTCAAAGGGCAGTAAATAGAGTTTTTGACAAGTACGAGGCAGAAAGTGAGGTAAAGAATGATTAAAATACTCAATACTAAAGGTAATACAGGATATGAACTTATGCACGGATATTATGATGTTTTAGCTGAATTGCAAGATAATTGTACTAACGGCGATATGATTAAGGCGGTGTTTCCAAATATTGACGCAAGTGTTAGCGGCGAGGGAGATGTAATAGATGTATATGAATTAGGCATATACTGTCAGACATTTGATTTAGATTGGTGGAAAGCACCATATGGAAGGGGTTGAGTAGATGGAAGAAAAACTAAAGGTTAGTGAAGAACCAAACAAAGAAACCAAAGAAGTGAGAACGCAAGAGATTTTAGACTATTGGCAGAAGATTAACGGATATATGAACAGTATATTTGCTTCAATTCTGAAAAATCGTGACAATTTCAGCATAGAAATAGATAGCATAATCAGGGATGATTTACGCAAGACATACAGAGATTTAAGGTATGCAGAAGGAGATATTAGGCACGCTATTGAAAAAGGCTATATGTCTAAAAGCACATTAAATTTTGTAACAGTTTGGGAAAACGAAATGTGGAAGTGAAAGGAGTGAGTAGATGGAAGATAAAATGTATATCTTTTACCTTAAAACAAACAGAGTAGTTTGCGTTATAGGGGATGATTTTCAATTTGATTCCGACCAAATAATTGTTGTCGAGGATAGGAAGATAAAAGCAGCCTTTATGTTTGATGGCATAGAAGGGTTTGTAATTAAGAAAAATACAGAAACAGAAGAAGGAGAGTGATAATTTGCCAAGTATATCAATATTGTTACTGTCAATAGTAGCAATCACGGTGCTTATCCGGTTAGCGATGTTAGATTACAAAGTCCACCTGATAAGCGAAATTCTAGAAAGTTTTTACGAGAACGATTTAATCGTGTCGGAAGAACAAATGTCTAAAATCAAAGAAATTCTTTCAGAAAATCAAAACGAAAATTCCAACGATGATGAAACTATTGTATAGATTTTTATACGCCCCTACAACTTCATATTTTCGATTTTAAGACGCTTAATTTTTTTAGACGATAATTTATACCTAAAATACATTCTAAATCAAATTTAGGCTATCTGAATAAGTTGTACGGGGTGTTTATCTGAAAGGAGAATGACGAATGTACGAAGAATTAAATGTAACAGAAGATACACTCGATGAGATTAAACAAGTTGTGAGCCTTATTCCTAAAGGCAGAGATAATGCTATCACAGGCAAACAGATTAGACAGTTAACCGGTTTTAGTGAGCGAGTTGTTAGGAAGTATGTTTCACTTGCAAGAAGGGATATTTGTATTCTCAACGATCAGAACGGTATGGGATATTACAAGCCCGAAACCAAAGAAGAAGTTGAAAGATGGGTAAATCAAGAGAGAGCAAGGGCAAAGTCAATCTTTTGGAGTATGAGAGGTGCAAGAGAATATTTGAAAGGGGTTGAGTGATATGTCAAAAGATGAGATTCGAGAACTATTAACCGACTTTGTAAAGTATCAGATTTCGTACCTTACAAGTCATGACGATATTAAGTTCGAACCGATTGTAGAATCGTTAGTAGCGCAAATGATGGTAGATACTAAAATGTGCTATTTGTTGGAGATTAAGGACTAGGAAGGAGATAGGTTGATGGAACAGTTTTTGAAGTTAAGAGAAGGTTTTTTTAAGGACGAAACCATAAAAGAGATTGAAAGTCTGCCGGATGGAAAAACGATTGTTTATGTGTATATCAGGCTGATGATACTTGCTACCGAGAACAGCGGTGTATTGACATACCAAACAAGCCAAAAGAAAGAGTTTTACCGCAAGTTGTCGAAAGAGATTATTGTTGAGCCTGATGGTATTAAGAACGCTCTTAAGGTTCTGAAGCGCTATGGTTTAGTTGAGATAATCGAAGATCAGACTTATAGCTAAACACATATCAGATTTCCGTATGTTGCTGATAACAGAGGAATCGAAACCAACTTGTTTAAGAGAAAGGAGAAGTGAGGTTTTAAAATGGCAGAGAAAAGGATGTTTGCAAAAACAATAGTGCTATCAGATGCATTTTTGGATATGCCGGTAACGGCAAGGTGCTTGTATTTTACGCTAGGTATGCTTGCCGATGATGACGGATTTGTCAATAGTCCTAAAAGCATAATGAGGCAATGTGGAGCGTCAGCGGATGATTTGAAAGTGCTGCTTTCAAAAAAGTTTCTATTAGTGTTTGAAAGTGGCGTTATTGTGATTAAACATTGGCGTATAAACAACTATTTGAGGAACGATAGATACCACGAAACAACCTATATCAGTGAGAAAAATGAACTTTTGATTGATGAACAAGGCGTTTATCACAAAACTGATGATTATGAAGTTGGTATACCGAGTAATGGTATACCGAGTAGTGGTATACCGAGAGAAGATAAGAATAGATTAGATAAGATTAGATTAGATAAGAATAGTATAGATAAGGGGAGTATAGGAGAGGGTAGCGAAACCGAACCGCCTTCGGCTGATGAGGAAGAAGAACACTCAAACACAAGACATAATTTTCAGGAAGTCACTAAAGCATGGAACGAACTTAAGCCTTTTGGTGTAAACAGTGTTACTAAAGTTGTACCGACAACCGAAAGAGGTAAAAGTCTTAAAGCTCGAATTGCTGATTATGGACTTGATGATGTGCTTAAGGCTATCGACCTAGTTAAGCAATCGAAATTCTTGCAAGGCAACAATGACCGAGATTGGAAGATCACTTTTGATTGGTTCGTTAAGCCTAACAACTTCATAAAGGTTTTAGAAGGCAACTACACCGACACAGAGCCAAAGAAAGCAATAGACCCACTTGACCGTAGTAACTTTGATTCTTACGAAGCGTGGCATAAAGCAGAACTTGAAGCAACTTTTGGTAGTTTTGATGATTAGGAGAGTGCGATATGGATAGAGAATTTGAAGAACTTTGCAAGACAATCAAGGCTGAATGGGAAGAAAACAAAGAGGAACTTGCTAAAAGAGAGAGAGTAATACCACCGCCTGAATACAAGTGCAAGAAGTGTAATGATTCCGGATGGATTGAGGTTAGGCACGATGAAGAAGGAATATTCTTTAGTCACTGTCCGTATTGCAATCTGATTGATAAGCTAGAACGGAGTAGTAAGTTGTCGTTTGCTAACATTCCACAGATTTATGCCAATAATCGAATTGAGGACTTCCGAACCGACCTTTACAGTACCAAAGAAACTCGGACAGTAGCAACAAGCGCACTGAATACCGTTAAGTATTGGCTTGAAGAACTTAAAGAACAAGAGAAGTACGGCAGAGGACTTTACTTTTCGTCACTAGCCAAAGGCAGCGGTAAGACATTCTTAATGTCCGGACTAGCAAACAGATTGCTAGAAATGGGTAAAGAGGTTAAGTTTGCTACTTCACTAGATATTCTTAACGAGATCAAGAAAACTTGGGAGCGCAAGAACACTCCTGAAAGTACAGAACGAGAAGGAGATTTGCTAGAGCAACTAGCGAATTGTGAAATCTTGATTATTGACGATTTCGGAACGGAGAAGGCTAAAGATTGGATAAACGATAGGTTTTACCAAATAATCAACGCTAGATACAACAACAAGAAGATTACTTGCTACACTTCAAACATTCCGCTTCGCAATCTGCAATACGATGAGCGCATAACAAGCAGAATAAAGAGTACGGCATATGCAATCAACTTTCCTGATGAGGACATAAGGGCAAAGATAGGACGAGAAGCACATAAGGAACTTCAAAAACATATCTGACTTCGTAAAATCGATTTTAAGGCGTTTTTATTTGCTAGGGTATATAAATATACCTAAAACGATTTTAAGTGGCTAGATTTTGATTGTAGTGAGTTACACAAGGTAATCTGATAGTAACACGATGGCTAGATTTTAGAAGGGAGCAAAAAATGAGTACAATTCCTGAAATAGTTTACGAACTAAAGACACGCCGAGATTGGAAGTCGGTTGAGGAAGTAAACGACAAGTTTGACGAGATACTAGAAGCCTTTGAAAAGTATCAAGCAGAAGAATACAACCGCCACAAACTAGGCGATAGAAAACTTAAAAAGCAAATCATTAGCAACTTTGAGGAAATATGCAAGAAACACATAAAGTATCTGTATGTCGATGAGAATACACCGGCTGCAAACGACATAAGAACCGCATATAGTAACTGTATAAATGAGTTAGAAAGGATGATGTAGCGTGAACGATAGGGAGCGATCACATAAGTTTTACTATGACCGAAAGGCTAAAGGATTGTGTACACAGTGCGGAAAACCCGTTACTGACGGTATGACTACTTGTAAAGAGTGCCGACTTAAAAAGAGTGAGAGAAGGTGTAAGGATGATAGAACAAGAGAGTATAGACGAAACTACACCACCAAAAAGAAAGCAGAAGGCTTATGTATCTATTGTGGCACTAGAAAAGCAAGAGAAGGCAAGGTTGCTTGTGAGGAATGTGGGAAGAAGCAAGCAGAGAAGGCTAAAGAAACAAGAAAGCGTTTGCATGAGATGGGATTGTGCGAGTGTGGCGAGAAACTGATAGGGCAAGAAAAGACGTGTCCTGTGTGTAAGGCAAGAAAAGCTGATGCAACCGCAAAGTGGCTTGAAAGAATGAATGATGAGCAATACGAACAACACTTGCAGAATATGAGAGCAAATGGGAAGGCTAGGCGTGATCGTTGGAGAGAAGAACACAGGTGCATAACTTGTGGACACAAGATTCCTGATGAAGATACGCACAAGACTTGTCCGTTGTGCCGAGAGAAAGCAAGAAACAAGGCGCATTTGAGATACAAACCGGTTAAGAAAGAGTTTGGAATATGCGCAAGGTGTGACAAGAAAGTATATAAGAACTCGAAACTATGCAAGGAACACTACGACATTGCTTGTGCGCAAGCGGAATATGCAAGACAGTTTAATAAAGCGTGGGAAGGATATAATAAAATATTATTCGCAAAGAAGAAGGTGGAAGAATGATTAAGTTAGGCTTCTTGAAACGTGGAGATTTCATAATCTACGAAGGTAGTAAGTATATGATTCTCGGAATAGGGAATCGAAGTTGTAACAATGTACAGTGTATGAATGTTATCACTCACAGGCATATATGGCTAGATGTAGATACGGAAGTTGAGGAGGTGGAAGAATGAACAGAGCAGAGAGAAGAAGGCAAGAAAAACAAGGCATAAAGGCTGATAAGACTTTTAACGTGACTAGAAAACAGTTAGTCGAAATGCTAGAAAACGAAAATCAGAGAATCAGGCTTAAGGCTACAGAAGATGCTTTCGAGCTTATGATGATTGTTCCGGCTATGATATACCATGACTACATAGAGAAACTTGTGAAAGAACCGGATGGGTTGGAAACCTTTGTTAGCAAGTGTTATGACTTTTTCGACACGTTTTCACAAGGCTATGTAACACTTGATGAGTTAAGAGATCAACTGAAAGAAGAAACAGGAATTGAAATTAAGAGATAAAGGAGATAGAGAAAATGGCAAATAGAGAAGTAAAAGTATATGGTTTTGTGATTGCAATATCTGTAAACCCTTTGAAATTACCTTCACAAGTATCGAATCTTTATTTTATTCAGGATATGAAAGGCTTTATCGGTGTATGTCCACGATACCCTGTAGGTGCGGCTTGTTTGTTTAAGACCGAAAAGTTAGCTGAAAACGCTATGAATCAAGCGAAACTTAAAGGAATTAAGATTGTTAAGAGTGTTACAGAAGCGTATATTGATTCACAAGACATACAAAGGTGGTAATGAAGAATGACAGAGAACGACTTGAAATCTCATCGTGTTACCGAAAACGAATTGAAATTTGCGCTTGAAAGTGGTATAATAGATGCCGTTGCTATTCAGGCGCAATATGCTATGAAAAAACGAGAAGAACTTATAAGCAAGCATCAATACAGCGTTTGGCAAGGTAAAAATGGTTTTTGGTACACACATCTTTACGAGGATGATGGAAGGCGGTTAGTTAAGAAGAAAACGAAGGAAGAAGTTGAGGATGTTATAGCAGATTTCTATAACGACACCTATAACATCCGAAAACTCTTTAACGCTTATAACGACCATAAGTTAGAGATTGGCAAGATAAGCGAAGCAACACATTCAAAGAATAAATATGTCTATGCTAGGCACTTGAAACCTTATAGTGCTACGAAAGTCGAAGATATCACACCGGAGGACATAACTTTATTCCTAGAGGATGAAGTCTGCCGTAAGCACCTCAAATACAAGGCTTTCTTGAACTTAAAGGGTTTAATCAAGGGAATGTGTCAATTTGCTAGGCGAAAGCGAATAGCCAAAATCGACTATGAATCTGCATTTGCTGATTTAGATTTGAATGAGAGAGATTTCGACAAGACTAGGCATAAAGATAAGCGGATGGAAGTTTTTAGCGATCAAGAGCTGCCGATTGTGCTAGATTATCTTGAAAACAATCTTGACGATATTAGAAATATCGCAATGTTGCTGATATTGGTATCGGGATTGAGAGTTGGGGAGATTTGCACATTGCATTACGAAGATTGGCTGAATGACATAGCCTTTAAGGTTAATCGCACTGAAACAAAGTATCGTGACAGTAGCGGACAAGTGCATTATTCAGAAAAGCCAACACCAAAGACCGAAGCCGGAATAAGAACTGTTGTTATTCCAACCAAATACGCATATATCCACAAAATATTGGTAAACCGCAAAGAAGGCGGAAAATACTGTTTTGCGGATAAAGAAGGCAACTTCTTGAAAGATTATATCATAAGAGCAAGGTTTTACAGAGTTTGTGATATGTTACACCTTCCGAGAAGAAGTCCTCACGATGCTAGGAGAACATACGCAACGGCACTATTAAACAGTGGAGCAAGCGATATGTTCATAATCGACCAAATGGGGCATACTGATGTGAATACTACCAAACAATACTATTATCGTGATGTGCGGAATGTTAAGGACAAACTTAAGCTGATTGATGAGTTAATCGGATGATTACAAATCGGTTACTGTATGGTTACTCCGAAAACAGACACGAAAAGAAACCCTTGTGGTTAAAGGGTTTTAGGCATACGAATAGAGTGCGGATGGAGGGACTTGAACCCAAATAATTCCGACACGATTTCACAAAGAATGTAGTATTTAAGCGATTTATCGTAGTTTTTGCGTGGTTACAAATGGTTACAAAAATTATATTTTTTGGTTACTAATCAAATAAATACAAGGAAAAACAGAGTTGAAAATCAAAGAGAAAAGGAGGAAAGCCTGAATAGCAACATTTTTTTGAAAACGGTTCTTTAAATTTTCAAACGGTTCTTTAAATTTGCAAGTGGGAATTTTGGAAGTCAGCGTTATGCTGATTTTTTTGTTTTGTATAGAATTTAATACGGGGGTGGATATCAGAAGTTTCAAAATCTGAAATCGCAACTTTTTGAGCGCAAAAAACCTCCGGCTATCGCTAACCGAAGGTAAAATCAAAAAAAGGGGTTACGGAAAACATAACCGAAAGATACAATATCACAAGCGAATTGACTTGTCAACTTTTAACGCCAATCCACACAAAACTTTCGCCATCGTCTGTTTCTGCCGGCTCAACACGAACAACCTGATAATCTAGAAACTTTGCCACAGGTTTATCGGCTAAAATCTTTTCAAGTGGCGAGCCGATGTTGATATTTACACCTTGCATAAGCTCAAGATCATTTACTGATATAATCTTTTCAAGTCCACCGGCAAGATGCTTATTGTAGTTTGTTTCAAGCCATTCTCTTAATGTTACCATAGATTTTCACTCCTTTTTGATACAAAAATAGCCTGAAAGTGGGACGCAATCAGGCTAAAGCATTATGAATATGCTATGCTAAAAACAAGCAGAATAATTATACCATTTCGGCAGCGGAATTGCAAACGAAAAGCCGATGAAGCCGAAAAAAAATTTGGATTTTCGGAATATATAGCCTAATGAATTTTATACGGGGGTAGGGTAGAGCAACTTTGAATTTTCGGAATCGCATTTTTTCGGAGCAACTTTTTTGCACTGAAAATAATGGGTGTACACTTGTTCGTCAAATGAATTTTCGATTTTTGGCTTTTTCAACTCCAAAAATAGAACGTACAAACGATTATATATTATAGCGTTGTGGCTTCATATTTTAGGCATACAGACATTTTAATTATGTTTAGGTGTATTTATATCACTTTTATATTTTAATCGCTTAAAATCGATTTTATAGCGTTGTGGGATATAATTCCGAAACATTCCGAACAACTCCAACGGCAGCCGGCAAAATAAACACACGACTATATAACAAGTGTATAAGCGTTTTTAAGGCGTTATAATTCTGTAAAGGCTATATAATACCCCTTGCAATATAAACACGCTTAAAACGGCTTATATTGAGTTATAGACATATAGTCACAAGTTATCAGGAAGGGCGCAAGATATGAGCAACCAAAACAGACATAAAAAAGGCGTTAACCTTAAACGATCAACGCCCTTTATACTTTATGCAACTTGCTTTTTATTCGTTCTTGATTTCATGAGATCTTGCACCCTGTCGAATTGTTCCGCCGATATAATCGGAGTATGTACGCCTTCGACACTTGCGCCGGCGTATGTGTTCACGCCCTTATAAAACGAATTTGTAAGAATGTTCTTGATTGACATTTTATTAAATGGATTGTTTCGCTTGCTTTTATAGCCTTCGGCGTTTATTGCTTCGGCTACCTTGCGCAAATTTTTCAATTCTTCATATTTTGAAAAAATCAGCTTTACAACTTCGGCTGCATCTGCATCAACTTCGATTTCACGACCACGCCACATATAACCAAACGGAGCGCATCCGCAAGACTTTGCACCGGTTGCGGCTTTTGCTCGTCTGCCTTTTGCTAATTTGGTGGCAATCATCATTTTATCATATTGATCGAGAATCTGAAAAATGCTATTGATTAAAAAGTCATTAGCATCCTGATTATAAAGCGAAAAAGTAGGCTGTTCAATACTGATAACATCTGCGCCGGCATCAATTAGACTTTTCGTCACTACAACTTGATCAAATTGTGAACGCCACAAACGGGATGTATTTTGTACTATGATTTTATCGCCCTTTTGCAAAATCGCTAATAAGTCAATAAAGCCGGCGCGCCCTGAAACGCTTATATCTAAACTGTTCTTGTATTCAAGTTTTGCGCCGCTTTTCGCTTCATCTTCGAAACATCCGGACAACTCTATGCCGTTGTTCTTGCAATAATCAGAAACAACCTTCTTTTGCATCTGCACTCCGTTTGTTTCGGCTTGTGTTTCTGTGCTTATTCTCATATAGCTATAATAATTCATGTTTTGCCACTCCTTCACTTGTGTATTATAATAATAAATTCGTTATCAATAACGCCGCAACTTTTAACAAGTCTATTCAATAAAGGCTTATCCACTTTGTACGAAGGACCTGAAAATAACGCTTGATCTTTAATTTTTGATAGGTCCGCGCTATCTTTCACAATATCAAATTTTTCACTTTCAATAACTACTATGTTTTGTATATACCATAATTTTAATAATAAATCATTTAATGTCATCATGTCGCATCACTCCTTTATACTATCAATTATCATTTCAAATATCGCTAATATTCCACACGCCGCAAGAATCAGCAACCCAAACGGCAGAATGAACACAAACCAAAACCCAAACGCCGTAATACTTCGGCACAACCGCAAGTTGTCAACCATTGCATAGAATACAATTCCGATAACTTCCAACATTTCAAACACTCCTTTATTTTTCTTTTAAGTTATTCAGCAACACAAGCGCATTTTTAACTTGTGTTAACATTTTTAAGCACTCCGGCACATTCTGCAAACGTTGCGCCGTTTGTTCTTTTGTGTGCCTTCCTTCCGTTGTCGGTGTTGCGTTTGGTGTTTACAATGTTATTGATCTTATGCGCAAAATATGCGCTATATGTCGGAACACTTGCAAGCGTTGGAAGGTTAGCGACATTTTGAAGTTGTGCGACCTTCTCAGGCTTTATATCTTTTGCAACGGTAACAAATAAACAATTGTTTGATTTATTCGCCGTTGTTGGTGTTGCTTCTGCCTTGTCTGTATCGGTGCAAATATCAGCCTTTACAATGTCGGCGGCGTTGCCCTGGATAGTTGCGGTTTTTGGTGTTTCTTCATCCGTTGCGCTCATATCATCGGCGCAAATGTCTATTTTTTCCATGTTGCCGTTATATATTATCAGTCTATCATATTCGTTTTTATAGAAATTTTCGGAATTGTATTTTGTTTCAATTCTGTATATTTCTTCATTGCCGTAATAACTTGTTGTTTTGATTATAGTGGCAGCCTGTACGCCTGATTTATAATATTTATAGTCGATTTCTGTTATTTTGTTTATGTAGTCAATGCCTGTTATATCAGACATAATTTGCAAAAATTCGTTTGTTATATCGTTTGTTACTCTTTTTTTATCGCTAAGTATAAATAACTGCCTGCCGGCAAAATAAAGGGTAAAACCATTATATATAACATCTTTCCCGATTTTATCGGCGTTTTTATGTGCTTTTTGTTCTTTTTTAGCTTGTTTTTGTTTCTGATCTATTGTATAGCAACCATATAAAGCAGTTAAAAAATTTGTATAACTATCGATATTATAATCTTTTCCTAAGCAACAAGGCAACAAAACACATTCTATATCATTACTGGCGATATATATAGGGCTTTTATTGTCTGTTATGGTTAGCAAGTCGGAACCGGTCAATATATTGAGTTTGTTGAAATAATAAGGGTTAAAACCTATATAGCTATTATCAGAATATTTAATACAAAACGGTTTTTTATCGGTGTTGTATCTGTCATACATTTTTATATCCTGAATGTTTACAGTTGTTTTATATTCGCCCTTTTTGAATGTTTCGATAAGATCAATAAATCTCTTAACAAGTTTTATATTTTCGAGGCGTGGAAGATCTCCGACATAATCAAGTGTTGAGCCGGTCAATTTGATGACAATATGCATATTCATCAAATAGCGTGCGCCGTTCTCGTCCTCGAAATATCCATAGTATTTGGTATCATCTTTTACATTCTTCATAAGTGCTTTTATTGCGTTTTCGTGTTTTTTCATAGTTTGTTCACTCCTTTTTTAATCTGCCGGCAGACTAGCCACCGGCGTTGGTTGTGGTTAAATTAAAAGCTATATATTTCTAAAGCTTCGCTTAAGCACTCTCCTAAAAGCATACACCTGATCGTTACATCGCAAGCTTCTGCACCATCTTTCAAAATGTCGGTGTTACTTCCGAAATAGTCGCACGCATCCGCTAATAAGTCGAGATTGTGGCATAAATTAGATTCTGCCTTATATGTGTTGAATGTATAGCTTCCTGAACCGTTGCCGGTTATACTGTCATCAATCCACATTTCATCATATAACGCCTGATATAAATCATCATCCGCAACAAGTGCGCCGTTCTCGTCTTTGTACTCGTCATCGTTTAAAATGTAGTCATAATCTCCATTGTTTAATGCTTCTAAAATATCAGCCTTTACCGCTTCTCTATAATCGTATGTCATAATAATCGCCCCTTTCTTATAATTCTTCCTGTCTGTATTGCTCAACATATGCGACCATATCTGCAAGCGTGTCGAATCCGCTGCCGTATTCATCAAGCCACTTTTTTAGTTGGTCGCTACTTGCATAATAATTATTGTTTGGTGCTTCGATTTCTTTTATGCAATCATCTGCAAGTTGCATCAATCCACACCACACAATACTATGTGATTTTGTGCGCTTATTCTGCATCTTTTCATATATCCAACTATTATTAAAAATCGTAATATCAAGATGATGTTCTAACCACTCTTTATTGATCTGCATTGTTTCAGTGTTCAAAAAATAACTATTAAGCGCGTTATATGTTATATCTTTGTTCGTTCTCCTTTTATTCATTGTGATCACTCCTTAATTTTTGATTTTGTTTATTGTTTTCTTGTTTCTGCCGTTGTCCTTAATCAGCGCCCTAGCTTATCGGCTCAAACACCTTTTAAGACTTCAACCGCCTTTATTCAATTTTTTATCTATCAATCGCAACGGCTGTCATATAACCGGCGTTGTCGTTGTTAAACTTCATAATTTCATTGTTTGACATTTCCCAAACTACTCCGAGTTTACCGCCGTTTTTTGTGTCGATGATCTCGACTAAAAATTTGTTTAATGTTGTTGTTCTGTTCTCCATGTTTTCCAACTCCTTTTTGATTTTCTAATATGTTTATATAATATGTTTATATATATTTTTTTATGAGTTTTGAAAGTGTTACAATCCCGTTTGTTATCGCTTCCTTAACTCTGATATTATTATATAATATGTTTATATAAATGTCAAGTGTTTTATTTATTTTTTTACATTTTTAAGAAGTCTGTAAAGCCTTTATTTATAAGGGTTTGCGGAGTTACCAAAAAATATTTTGAAAATATTTTATATAAATGTTTATATATAATGATAATTATATAAATGTTTATATTGACATTTATATAACATGAGTATATAATCATATGCAATTAGGAAGGAACGAAAGAAGGTGCTTTATTATGAGCGGTAAAACGGCAGACTATACAAGGCGTGCGATCGATAATTATAACTCAAAGAAAGATAGATTTACAGTTATAACAGAATTAGGGACTAAAGACAGAATAAAAGCCGTACACAATGGAAGTATAAACGAATATATTATAAACGCTTTATATAAGCAATTAGAAATTGACGAAAAGCACCAAAACAAAAGCAAATAATAAATCATAGAAAATCAACAACACAATAACAATTGATCTTGTGTTCGTTGGTTTTCTTTTTTTGTCCGGCTGCATCCTGATTATGTTTGAATGATCAGCTATGATCTTGTTAAAGTGATCTTGATAGAGTGATCAGCCGTGATCATGTTAGAACGATCTTGACCATTTGGAATGATCTTGTGTGAACGATCACGATAGAACGATCACGATAGTTTGGTGTATGTTTATATAATGTGCGTTATATAAATGTTTATATATAGTTGATGTATAGTGTATATTATATATTATTGACTATTATATTATAATTAGTGTTGGAAGGTGTAAAGATATGCTATTGATTGATAAAGATGACTATAAATTGAGTGATAATGAATTGACGGAATATTTGTTAGAATCTGCAGACAAACACGGCTTTAGTGATATTAATAGTATTTCAACTAATCAATTCAATGTATTGTTATGTGACATTGGTAGTAAGTTTTTTAATAATAATATATTATATAATCACAATCATTATTCTTTAGATGAGAATATTATTGATCTTTTATCTAATTATTATATATATATCTGTTCTTTGTATAATAAGTGTATAAGTATGTATAATTTTTGTAATATGATTAATGTTGAGAGTGAGCTGTTGGAAGTATGGAAGAGTGCGGATGTAACATCCCTAAAATTTAAAGTGATAAAAAAACTTACAGATAAACGTGAACAATACATCAAAGACAAATTGACAGACTCCAACAACGTAGTGGGTGCAATAGCGGTTGCGAACAATGAATACAAATGGACAAACGGCAACAACTCCGGCAACACAACTATAAACGTGTTATCAGGTTCGAGCCTTCCTGACTTAATAACCAAAATAGCCGATAATAACGGCGTTCAAGCGTTGCCGCCTTCTAACGAATTGTAAAATATTAGCAATAACATTTGACGAATGTATGTTCTTTTCGCCTGATCTGCCTTGTGAGTAGGGTGTCGGGGTTTTAGAACACATGTTCGAAAATCGATGTAAGTCCTATCTACAACCGCTTGGCTAAAAGGGGTATCAGCCTATAATATAATAATTATAATCAATAATAGACACATAATACTTACATACACATAATATTATATAATTATATAAGGGTAAACCCAAACAACCGCCGAAGTAAAAGGGCATCTGTAATTAACACATATAGACTTTAATATAATAATATTCAATGCTGAATAGATAGTATTATATAATTATATATAAGGGCAATAATACTAAACAATATTCAATCATACCCCTAATATTCAATAATGGAAGTATAGTTCAATAATGCTAGGTAAGTATTCAACCATTAGACAGAATAAGACAATATCTTGATAATATAACCTTGCTAACCCACTAAACTTTCATGCATATACACTCCAAAGGGCAATCCCAAAATCGCCCAAAAACAAAAAGGACTTCCTGACGCAACAATCCGGAGGTTCTTTTTTTGCGTTATATATAATATATATATTTACATCTTATTCAAAGCTTATATTGTTAATTAGAGATAGTTGATTTGATATCCTAATAATTAGCCGTATTTCGAAGTATGGAAGAATCTTTGATTATATATCATAGAGATATAGGCAAACACTATAACGAAAAATACAGAATAATGTGTATATAATGTGTGGCAGAAGCTAAAAGGCTTTATTTAACATTTCTACCCTGAAAATCATCGGCTATAAGCCTAGTGCGATAAAGGCGTTAGGCGAATGAGCCGTTTGCGGTAGAGGAAGGAGTAACAATGGCAAAGGTTGCAGCAAGTAATATCTGTATGCAAGTTGATACACTACCTGACGATGAGTTAAAGCGATTGCTTCGTGATGAGCTTACGGCATATCGTTTCGTTGTCGTGGATGCAGAAGGACAACCACAGTTCATAACGATATCATCCGAGAAAGCATACGAGTTAGCTTATGAACTAGATCAAACCGGAGCGACATATGTTCCTGTTGCTGATTACCTTAACCCAAAGGCTAACGAAACAGAAGAATGTATCGGCTTTGACAAGGTTTATGACGATGTTAGCAACCCTAAACACTATTGTTACAGCAAATACGAACCGAAGGATGTTATCAGAGAGTGGGGGTTAAACTTCAATCTTGGTAACGCCGTGAAGTATATAGCAAGAGCCGGACGCAAAGATGATATAATCAAGGATTTGCAGAAGGCAAAACAATACATAGAATTTGAGCTTGACTATTTAGAAAAGCAAAAATAGACAGTTGCGACTTTCTAACAAGGTTTTTGGATTTTACCTATAAACGAGCCGAGCGTGAATAAGTGTTAGAGAATAACGCTAGTCTTATTATTCATCCTTTCATATGACACACAATCAAAGACAATCGCTGATGGACTTTATGTTTTTTCACTCCTTTCGGTGCTATGTTTGGGTATGACATAGTATCAGGCGGTAATGAATGGACGCATTATCGCCATATGGTGTAACAGAGATTGTCTTGTTGTCGGTGCAACTCCGAAATACGCCAATCGTGCTTCTGACATATATACCTCTTAAACAAGCCGTGATGCTTCTTATAGGGTGTTGCGGCTATCAGGAAGTAGTTTAATAGCAAAACGGCGGTGTTCAAATATAGTTTCTAACTTTCTCCCCTCGAAATAGAGTCGAAACCAACCATAACTAATTTTTCGCCATTGTTAGTTACCCCCTAACCGCTGATATAGGTGCAAGACCTATCTTCCTGAATCAGTTGATTTTTTTATACTCATTATTATCCTTCTTTTTACCCTATCTTGATTGATTGAACGATTGAGATAGGGAATTTTGCTAAAAGGGCGGTGTATGATGCACAGAATATATAAAAAAGGGCAATTTGTGATATACGAAACCAAAGGGTGTGGCTTTATTGTGCAGAATATCTTGATGGATGGGTTCGCTCATACACATTTAGAGAATTTTGCAACAGCAAAACGAGTAGTTGGCTTGTCACTAGCGAAGAAAGTGCCGTATGATCTGTCGTTTTATGTGCTGATATCGCTGACAAGGGTAAATGACGATGAGAAATACCTGAAAAAGGTGTATCAAGTGATTGCAAATAAGCAAAAGAAGGACAGATACGTTAACCAACACAACAAGAAACACTGAAAAGAGGTGCGAAATGGCGAAAAAGAACGAAAATACGGAAGAAAATACCGAAAATAGCCAAAATAACGCTAATTCAGGCGAAGGATATATCGTCAGTGGCTTGCAAGACATAGTAGAGTACGGCAAGCAGATTAGTTATATATACAAAACCGAAGGAGCAAGCCTAGAATTAGTGGATGCAGCTCAAAAAGCGGCTCTAAAGGCTCATTGGCAATACCTAGACCATAAGTTAGGCAACAAACTAACAGGAATGGCAAAGAAAATGGCTATTGAGTTGGCTACAAAGGATGCTATTGACCCAAAAACAGGTAAACAAATGTCTGTATGGGAGTTAGAGGACTTCTTACGCAAGCATAACACTAGCACACAAGAGCTTGAAGCCTTTTGGTACACGTTGCAGATTGAAGCAGAGCATCTTTTTGACAGTTTTATGCTATTTGTAGAGCGTAAAAGGGGTATAAAGAGCAAGTTTTACTACCCTAGACGAGAAGTATTGTGGAAACACGGCGTTGTACAAGCGTTACAAGACCTAGAAGATGACAAGTTAGACTTACTAGCGTTGTCGCTTGCTCCGGGTACAGGAAAAGGCGAGCCACTTTATGCAAAAGTGCTTACGCCTGATGGGTTTATAACAATGAGTGAGGTTGAAGTAGGCACAAAGGTTATTTCTCCTTATGGCAAATTTGAGCAATGTGTAGCAACTGTCATTGGTGTATTTCCACATGACAACATGGAAGTCTATGAGATAACACTAGAAAACGGCAAAAAGTGTAGATGTGACACTTCTCACTTGTGGAATGTCCTTATAGACGGAGCGTATCGCACAATGGACATGAATACTATTCTTGACGAAATCGAACTCGAGAATCACAAGATTGAATTGCCCGTTGCTGATGATGAGTGCTTTTATGCTATCACAAAAACTGAATTTGTAGGCTTTGAACCAACAAAGTGCATATATCTTGATAGTCCTAGTCACTTGTACATAACAGACGATTATATCATTACCCACAATACATCGATAGAGAAGTTCTTTGCGGCTTGGGTAATGGGTAGACACGTTATAGATTATAGCCTTTTCTACTCACATTCTGACGATATAACGAGAATGTTTTACGATGGAGTAGTGGATATAACCACAAACGAAACAGAGTATCAGTATCACGAATGTTGGCTTGCTAAACCGATGGTTCTGTATGGCGTAAATGCAAAGAAACAGACGATAAACTTTAACTCATACAAGCCATTTGCAAGCATACAAACAACATCGGTAGGTGCGAAGAACGCCGGAAAAGTACGCTGTAATCGCTATCTGTATTGTGATGATCTAGTTTCAGGAATAGAGGAAGCCTTAAACAAGAATCGACTTGATAAACTATGGGATGCTTATTCTGTCGATGCAAGGCAACGTATGATTGAAGGGTGTAAAGAGATACACATTGCTACTCGTTGGAGTGTACACGATGTTATAGGGCGTTTAGAGCGCATACACGAAGGCGATGAGAGAGCAAGGTTCTTGAATATCCCTTGTTACGATGAGTACGGACAGAGTAACTTTCAGTATGCTTATAACGGTTTCTCAACAAAGTTCTTCAAAGAGCAGCAAGCGATTATGGATGAGATTTCGTTTAACGCCTTGTATATGGGGCAACCGATAGAGCGTGAAGGCTTGCTATACAACAAAGACGAAATGCGATATTACACTGAATTGCCTGATAGAGAGCCGGATGCAGTTATCGGAGTGTGCGATACAAAGTCGAAGGGTACTGACTATATGTTTGCGCCTTGCTTTTATCAATACGATAATGACTATTATCTTGTGAATTGCGTATGTGACGATACAACCAACTACTCGATACAGTACGGCAAGATAACGGACTTGATATGCGACAACAACATGAAACAGATTGAGTTTGAGAGTAATGCCGGTGGAGATCGTGTTGCGTTTGAGGTAGACAAGATGGTTAAGGCAAGGGGCAGAAGTTGTAATGTAACCACAAAACCGACAGAAACGAACAAAGAAACAAGAATTATCACATATAGCGATTGGATAAAGAGAAACGTAGTATTTAGGTCACAAGAAATGTACACAAGGAAGTCGGACTATGGAGAAATGATGTATTGGCTATTTGCTTATACACAAACAGGCAAGAACCCACACGATGATGTGCCTGACGGACTAGCCAACTTTGCAAAGTTCGTTGAGCGCAAGTATAATGTGCGACCAACGATGATAAGAAACTCGCCGTTGATGTAGGAAGGAGCGTAACAATGACATTAGCAAGTTATTTAGGGCAATTAAAGCGTGCTGACTTAAGGTTTAAGCAACTTATGGAGCGTGCGGAAGAATGGCACAACATAGCAACTAGCACCGGACTTAATACCGATGGCGATAAAGACAGAGTGCAGACTTCAAAGAAGTATGACAAGATGGAGAAGGCGATTGTTGAAGCAATCGAGTATGAAAGACAAGCCAAAGAGGAATACGGCAACCTTGTTACACTTAAAAGAACGATAGAAACGCAACTTTCGACTATGAGTAAGCCTGAATATAGCCTTATACTTGAATATTTTTACATAAAGGACTTAACCATCCTAGAAATCGGCGGTATTTTGCGTATGTCGGAGAGAACAACAAAGAGATATAAGCGTTCAGCGATTGAAGAATTTGAGAAAAAATACGGAGATTGCTATAAATAATCTGAAAATTGGCATTAAATGGCTTAAAGTAGCATACATTGGCACTTGCAATCGTATAAAACTTAATTTAAGGTTAAAGTAGATGAGTATGTAAAGCACAGAGTTTTAGGACTTTGTGCTTTTTTTGTTGGAGAAAAATTTATGGTAACGATTATTTGTCCGACTTGCGGTAACAGAGTTTATACTCACGATGGCAAGTCTAAATCAGTTGTCGAGGTTTATTGCAAAGGTTGTCAGCGATTGTTGAAATTCAACCCTGAAACGATGGCGGTAACAGAAATCGGCAAACTGATACGAAATACAAGTAGTGGAATGAGGTTTTATTGATGAATGACTTAAACAATAACCCTGTAAACTACATAGGCAGACGAACACTTTATACAGATGTTGAAGAAGTAACCGACAAGAATGTAAAGCAAATTTTGCGTGATGTGATTAACCTTCACGAAGTAAATCGTCAGCAAATGACATTCTTACTTGAGTATGAAGGCGGTAAGCAACCTCTTAAGCGTGTAAAGACCGTTAGACCTGACATTGATATACACGATATCGACAATGTAGCTAACGAGATTACAAACTTTAAGCGTTCTTATCATTGGGGCAATCCTATAACACTTGTTCAACGTGGTAATGTCGATAGCGGTTCAGAGATTGAGCCAAAGGCTATTGCATTGCTTAACGAGTGCTTTTCAGCAGAGAATGTTCGCAAGAAAACGGCAGAGTTATCAAGATATGTCGAGATAACAGGCGTTGGATATACGGCGTTAGAGCTTAACACACGTTGGAAGGAAGGCAAAAGCCCTTTTACTTACAGCGTTATCGACCCTAGATATGCCTTTGTAGTGCGTTCAAGCCGTTATGCAGATCATAGAGTTATGGTTGGCGTAACATATAGGGTTGATAGTTTTGGCAACAGATACTTTACGGCTATAACCGAAAACAGAGTGTATATCGTCAAGAACCTTGTTCAGACTATAAACGGAGAACCGTTGAAGGAAGAGATATGGACTTGGGGCGATAGAAGCGGAGAACCTAACCCTTTCGGAATGATAAACATTGTCGAGTGGGTACGTGATGTTGACCGTATGGGTTGTTTTGAGCGACAGATTCCTGAAATGGATGCACTCAACATTATCGAGAGCGACTTCGCAAATGATGTAGACCAAAACACACAAGCGATATGGCACGCAAACGATGTTGAGCCACCAAAAGACGAGAACGGCAACGATATTGTTGCATCTAGCGGACAGTGGATATACACCGAAACCACAATGAACGGCAAAACGCCATTCGTAAAGCCTTTAACAATCGGCTATGACTATGGCGGTATGCTTAACAATGTGATTAGCAAGCGACAGTTGATACTTCAAAAGTGTAACGTACCACAGAGAAATGACAATAGCGGTGGTAGTACAGGTGTTGCAATGTCGGATGCTACCGGTTGGACGCAAGCAGAAGTTGAAGCAACAAAGATACAAGGCTTACAAGAAGATAGCAAAATGCAAGAAGTTGAGGTTGCATTGGAGATTATCAAGTTATCGCCTTATGTACCGCAAGATAGTCCGTTAAGAGAATTAAGATATGTCGATGTTAAGCCAAATGTCAAGCGACAAAAGACTTACGAAATGACAACAAAGATAAATGCGTATGCAACAGGTGTGGCTCACGGAATTGCACCGGAGCATATGATTTATGCAATCAACTTCTTTGATGACCCACAGCAAGTAGTGGACGATAGTAAAGAATATCTTGATTTATACATAAACAGTGTTTTCAAATCTGACAATTCAGAGGTTGTGCCTGACGGTGCAGAAGGAGAGCCTAGTGTAAATCGTGAAAGACTTACACAAGACGAATCAGACCAACAAGGCAATAGTCCGATGATTGACGGAATGAGAACAGAATAACAGTGACAATAAGCACTTATCCATTAAGGATAGGTGCTTTTTTGATATACAAACATAGTGTCCTAGAGAAAGGACACTCTAATAAATAATTCGCAAGATACAAAAAATATTTCATAAGTGCAGAGAAGCATAAGGCTGACAAAGCCTACAAAAACGCAGAAAGGACAAAGCTATGAAAACAAACGAAACTTTTATGCCACTCGATTTACAGATGTTTGCAGAAGGAGAGGGCGCAACAACCGAAACTGAAAACACAACAACGGCAACAGAAACTCCTAAAGCAGAGCCAAAGGTTGAGAAAACCGAAAAAGCAACGCCAAAGGATGAGCCAAAGAGTGAGAAGTCACTCGAAGATCAGTTACAAGAGTTGCGTGTTATGAACGCCAAACTTAAGAAGGCGCAAGAGAAAGCATCTAGTGAAGCCGCAGACTTCAAAAGACAGTTAAGAGCAAGACAAACAGAAGATGAGATTGCTTTACAAGAGAAAGCAGAGAAAGAAGCAGAGAAAGACGAGTTGATTAAGAAACTCACTAGAGAGAACACAATCAATCAGCTTACAAAGAACTTCCTTGCACTTAACTACAATTCGGAAGAAGCCACAGAAGCGGCAATCGCACAGTATGACGGAGAAACAGAAGATTTGTTTGCTATTCAGAGCAAAGTACAAGAACGCTTGTTAACCGAACAGAAGAATCAGTGGCTTGCATCAAGACCTGATTTGAATGTCGGTGTGGGAGAGGAGAAACCAACAATGACACTTGAACAATTCAAGGAAGCGACAATGCCGCAGATTGTTGAGTTCAAAAAGAATTTCCCTGAAACATACAAAAAATATATCAATAGTTAAAAAAGGAGAGATTGATTATGGCACTTGCAGAAACAGCTACAAAGCTCACAAACTTGTTCAATCCGGAGGTTATTGCAGACCTTTTGGATGTAAAACTTATTGATGCACTTAAGTTTGCACCACTTGCTAAAATTGACACCACCCTTGTTGGTAGTGCCGGTAACACAGTTAAGTTACCTTACTACTCATACATTGGCGATGCTTCAGTAGTAGCAGAGGGTGCTGATATTCCTATCAAGCAGCTTACACAGACAACCAAACCTGTTCAGATTCAGAAGGTTGGTAATGGTATTCAGATTACTGACGAGGCAGTTCTTTCAGGTTATGGCGACCCTATTGGCGAAGCCGTATCACAGTTAGCAATTTCTATTGCTTCAAAGGTTGATAACGACCTTCTTGGCGCACTTGCTGCAATCACAACCGCCGGCGGTGGTTTAGAGTACACATCAGCAGCAAATACTGTTCTTACCGCTGATGATATTGCAAACGCTCTTACCCTTTTCGGAGAGGACATTGACGGAGATAAGGTTATCCTTGTTGATGCAGATACTTACGCAAACCTTCGTAAGTCAACTACTTGGATGCCGGCTTCTGATATTTCGGCTGATACATACCTTAAGGGTGTTGTAGGTCAGGTTCAGGGTACACAGGTTGTTGTTACCAACAGAATTAAGGGTGCTAACGCTCATAAGGCATTTATCGTTAAGCCGGGTGCATTGGCATTGTTCCTTAAGAGAGATACCCTTGTTGAAACTGATAGAGATATTATCAATAAGTCAACAGTTATTACCGCTGATAAGCACTATGCTTCATACTTGCTTAACGCCGGTAAAGCAATTAAGCTCAATCCACATACAGCTTAATAATTAGGAGGTATCGCTATGGGAATGATGGTGCGTAGGCATTATGCTTCCTTTGTAGATAATAAGGCAGAAGGTTCGGCTAAAAAGGTCGAGCCTTCCGCTCCTGTTAAGGAAGTAAAGGCTAAAAAGACAACTACTAAAGAGAAGTAGGTGGAAATATGGCAATTAAGATCAAGAAAGACTATCGAGAAATGTATGTTGACGATAGTGTAGCGTTTGTATTCGAGAACGATGGATGGGAAAGGGTAGATAATACCCCTAAAACTTCACAGAAAGACGATACAGACACGAAAGACGATAAGTTGGAGGATTTATCCGAAAGCGACAAAAAACCGCTTAAAAAGCGTTTTAACAGATAGGAAGGGTGCAATTATGAGTAACATAACCACATTCGATGAATTGAATACAGAGTTATTCAACGACCTTACGGCAGAATTGTCGGTTGTAGATGCTCAATATAGCACAAGCATTGAGCCGGTCATAATGGCTAAAGTTAAAAATGCAACTCGTAAAGTCGTAGCGGCTAGAAACTATCCGGACAGTAACTTATACACGGAAGAGTATATCGTAAATGAAATAGCCAATAAATATTACAATGTATGCCGTGACCTTGCGTTGTTTTATTACAACACTATCGGTGCGGAGTTTCAGCAATCGCACGATGAGAACGAGATTAAGCGTGTTTGGAGAAATGAAAACAATATCTTGAATGGCATAACGCCTATATCAAGGGTAGTGTGAAGAATGAGCATAACGGTTTTGTGAACGCCGTTTCACTTTATCGTTGTAGGGTAATACTAGCGTTTAATGGTGGTGGGTTGCTAGTTAGTTTTAGAAGGTGTTGTTATGAGAACATTAAGGAAAAACGAACAGAGAATGTTTTACTCATTGTTTGTGAGTAATGCACCTAAATACGAGTTAGACGAATACGGCAACAGAATAATAGATTCGTTCGATGATTTCGGCAATCCTATTTATTTAGAGGTTGGCGAGAATGAAGATACTTATTCAGAACCGGTTGAGTTTTGGGCGAGTATTGACGGTAATGTTCGTCAAACTTTAATGCAAGAGTTCGGAACAATCAATAGTCCGAATTATGCACAGATCGTAGCAAGAACAGGCTTGTATGATTTCAAGGTTGGCACTTTGATATGGAAGGATAGCGAGATAGTCTATAAGGCTGATGGTACTCCTGACGAATCAAGCGCAGACTATGATGTTATCGGTGTTCTTGACGAGCAAGTAGACAACACGACCTTCTATTTACACAAGAATGTTAAGTAGGTGGTTGTATGGCAACATATGAACTTAACACCAAATCAATAGATAAATTGCTTAAGGATGTAGAAACGCTCCAAAATGGCATAGACGATAAACTCGAAAGGTTTTGCGTTGAAATGGCTAGACGAGGTGTTTTAATCGCTCAAAACGAGTTACAAGTAGTTAGTGCTATTGATAGCGGAAACTTGCTTAACAGCATCAAATTAAGGCGTGGCGAAGTAGCAAAGTATCAATGTAAATACTACATTTATACCGATTGTGAATACGCTAAATTCGTAGAGTTTGGAACAGGCGTTGTTGGTGCAAGAAACCCACATCCTGATTTGTCACAAGCAAATATTGAAGGTGGTTGGACTTATGATAGCCACAATCACGGAGAAGAAGGATGGGTTTACGAAGATGAAAACGGCAATTGGCATCGTACAAGAGGTCAAGCATCACGTCCGTTTATGTACAACACGAAACTCAAACTTGAAGAAATTATCGAAGAAGTAGCAAGGGAGGTATTTCAATGACCGATTTATTAGCGATTGAAAGCAAGGTTTACACCAAAATCAAAAATAATCTGTCTGATACCTTCAAAGCTAAATATCCAAACACATACATTACAACTTCCGATAAAAGACCGACAACAATGAATTATCCTTATGTTTATGTTCACGATATGGGCGGCACAGAAGGTAGGCGTACATTAGCAAATGATACGATTGTCGGAGTTTATTCATCATTTCAAATTGAAGTATATTCTGACAAATCCCAAACTGTTACAACCGATACAATGCGTGAGATTATAAGGATAATGAAAACAATGAGATTTTCAATAAGCACTATGCCTGAAAATCTTAACACTGATTCTTTATATCGCAAGGTAGCACGTTTTGAACGGCTTATATGCGATGGAGATACATTATAGCAACCTAAAGTTTAA